TCATCAAGTGCAGGAGTTGGAAGTGCAAAAGATGGTTGCTCAGGTGGTTGAACCTGAACAACGTCTTTTGAGCCTAAGGTGAAACCAAAAAGTTTAATTGCTATTTTAGGTGCCTCTCATTCTATAAAAATAAAAGTAGAGGGAAAATTCCCTCTACTACTACACTACACCATATTCTAGGGCTTCCCACCATTGATAAGACATTGTGACTGAAAATTCTTCAATCGTGTCATTTGAGCCCCAATCAACATCAATTGGTGTTAAATCTGTTGGAAATAAACCAATAAACTTATATCTTTTTAGTTCATCGCCTTTTTTACCAAATTGACGAACATCACCATCAACGGTATAACCAAGTGGTGACAGAGCAGCTGGACTACGAATATTTAAATTGTGTGAATTAATACCATTCATCCATCTTTCAAAAGCATTACGGACTATAAAATCTTCATCATTAATGACTGTGATAGTCCAATCTGCAAATGTTCTATTACCAACAAATTTTAATTCACGACCAAAGTATTGAACAGGCACAACACCAAGCGTTGCGCCTGGCAGCTGTGCTGTTTTACACATGAAGGTCAATTTTGTTTGTGCGTTCGCTGGTGATGAGAAGCCAGGGAACGGCATAGAAACTTCAAATAGATTAGGACGAGCACCGTCCCCAACCATCTGACTTCTAAATTCGTTTACTGAAAAAGCCATTTATTTTTCTCCCGTTTCTCTATTTAGAACTGTCCTACAACTTCATCAAACGAAACACCTGTCCGAACGGCAACAAAGTTAAGTTGAATAAAGTTAATAGAACGAGCAGGTTTAATGAAAATATCACCAACAAATTCGTTCCGATCAATGACTTCTGGAGTATTATTTGTTTCGTCACAAACAACACGGAAGTCAGTAATACCACGGCGACCTTGGCAATCACGCAAAAATGGTTCAACAAGTGCAACAAATTGAGCACGAGTAAATTGATCGTTGAATTCAAAGAGAGAGAACCGTGCCGCACGGCTAATTGCTTTCTCTAGAACAATGAATAAACGGCGAACATTAATACGATCAAATGCAGATGGTTTGCTTAATAGTGTTTTATCACCAAACAAAACCGTACCTTCACCTTGGAAAGAAACAACTGGATTAACACCTTTAACATACAAATCATCACGATTTGTTTTTGTTGGATTAAATGCAAGTTTAATTACATTTTTAATAATACCACGATTTAGACCACCTGGTGAAAACCATGGATCTCTTTCTAGGTCTGTTCTTGCACACAAACCAGCAATGTCACCATTTAACGGAACATATCGATATGTGTCATTATATTTGTCATATTGATACTTGTAACCAGAATCCATAACTGCATAAGAAGATGAAGTTAAAGAATCACGATAAGCAACAATATCGGTAACTTCATTACCTGGATTGTTTACAACATCAGATCTTTCTGGCGACAAAAATACCACGCAATCTTTACGAACTTCAGCAATATTACTAATTAAATCTGTTGCAATTGTTGCATTAGCAGGGCCAGAAATAACTAACGAAATATCAACAGAATCAGGATTTGCAAATTGTGCATAAGCACTAACTATATTTGCAGTTACAATTGTGCCATCTGCACCACCACTTAATGAAGCGGTAAATGGCACACGAACCACATTAAACACTGTGCCTTGTGCATTGTCACCCCAAGTGGTTGCACCTGGTTGATGGCCTGTCCACCAAACATATTCAGAACGCTCATTTAACACATTTGGATAGTAAATTGAACTACCGCTAGCATCTTTAGCATCAGCTGCTTTAGATACAAATGGCCATTTTTCTACAACGGTATTTGCGGTACCTGTAAATTCACCATCTTCATCAAGTATAATAATATGAATTTCATCATTTGCACTTGATTTTGCTGAAGCATAGTCAGATGTACCTGGAGCAACTTTGAATTGATCAGCATACTGCCATTTACGAAGAATTGCTGTACCAACTGTGATAGCACCAGGTGAGGTTGCTGTAACAATTGCGGTTGCATTAACAGAGGCAACACGAACATAAGACACACCACCATCAAAAGAAATTAAATCACCAGCAATTAAGTTTGCAGCTGCATTAGCATTACCATTAATATCAATTGTCGTAGAACCAGCCGAAGTAGCATTAGCTCTTAGTGAATCCGTAAGAGTTAAATTAGCAGAAAATGCTTGTGAACTTGGGCACATAGAAATACGCAACGAATTACCAAGAGCACCAGGACATTTAGCGACCATTGGGCCGTTAGTTGTGTTTGCGGTTGCGTGATTTTCTAAATAATCTTCTTCATTTTCAATTAGAATTGCGCCATTTGTATTGGCAGATGCATTTAGAGTTGAATAAGCGGTGTTGGCAGCACGAACAACTTTAAGGTTATTTGCATAGGCTAAAAAATTTGCGGCTGAGAACCAATATTCAAAAACTGTAGAATTTGGATTACCAAATCTACTGACAAGACGAACTTCATCGGATATACTAACTACTTCATTGGTTGGTCCCCAAGCAAAAGGTCCTGCAAATGCACCGATTGAAGTGGCAACTGAAGGGACAATTGTAGTCAGATCAATTTCTGATACATTTACCCCAGCGGATAATTGAAATGCCATGGACTTCTCCTTTTGTTAATAGGTCAAATTCATTTTATTCTCTATTTAGTTTTTTACAAAGTTGAGGATAAGTAGCCTTTTTCTGTCCACACATCACCAGAATCCACCGTTATTTCTGGTTTTAAACCGTCATCAATAAATCCAACAGGCGCTAAATCTTCATCAGTTAGCATGTTGTTTTCTTCTAATAGCACTTTACGAATGTCAATGTTTGTAGAATCCTTAAAATATGATTGTGCGGTAAGCCAAGCAAATAGTACCAAACCCATCACAATATCATCATTATTACCTTCTTCAGCTTTATAAGTGTCTCTATTTCTTACAAAAGTGTTTAATTCAGCTATTGTATCAAAGTCTTGTATGAGCAGTTTATTTGATTCAATGAGGGTTTTGAGATTAGCACAGCCAATTTTTTTAACCGTTTTGGTAGTTTTAATACCAAAATTAGACGCTCGTTTAAAACCACCTGAGATGGTCTGACCTTTGATGTGATGATGATCAATTTTATAAACATATTCATATTCCAAATCATAATGTAAAATATCTACCACTTGTTGCCCTACATTGTTTGTTTCAATCAGTGCGTAGGCTTCATTATATCTTTTACACAGGCTATAAATGACTGTTGGAAAAAACAAAAGTGGCAGCTTATTATTTCTATATTTAGCAACTTGACGGTAAGGCACCTGTGTTACATCTATAATATTAATTGTGTGATAGTCTAAACCAACACCCTCTGAACAATCCACAGTCGCAATATACAGGCGACCTTGTTGCGGCAGTTCATATATATCTAAATTTTCTTCTTGCCATTGTGGATCATGGAATGCTAATGAACGAAGTTTAGCACCTGTAATTAAGGTGGCAGAAGAGCCAATAAATTCTGTTTCAAATTCTTGGCGAAACTGTTCTTCTGATGTATTACGAATTGTTTCTTCTTTCCACTTATCATTACGACCTGGCACCATAGACCAATGAACTTCAATTGGTTTATAAAGGCTTCTTTTTTCAATTGCATCAGTCCACATTTTATAAAAAAGATTAAGACCATTTGGTGTAGAAACAATAATAACTTTTGTAGTTTGACCAGAAGAAATTACAGGGTAAGTAGATGTAAAAAATTCTGAGGCCATGTTGTGTGGCACAAAAGCAAATTCATCAAGAAATACTAAATTATATGTGCCACCACGAACACCTGCTGCAGATGTTGCATATGCAAAAATCTTTGAGCCATTTTCTAGCTCAATATTACCTTTATTCCAAGTTACAATGCCTTGTTGCAACCAAAGTGGGAGATGTTCGTATGATTTTTGTAATCGACCCAAAATTTCTCTTGCAAGAGCACCTTTGTTTGCAAGAATACCAATTGTATAATCTTGATTAAAAAGTATTGACCATAACATATAACCAACCGTTGTGGTTGTTTTGCCAACTTGTCGAGGCATTTTGCAAATAGAAAATCGATTATGATGGAAGTCATTGACCATTTGCTCTTGAAATGACCACATATCAAATGGGATTAAACCACGATCTACATTGACAATTTTTACATATTGCCGAATAAAATAAACTGGATCAGCTGCACATTTAATAAACTCTTGTGCTTGATCTTCGGTAAATGATATGTCAATTCCAACTTTTTTTAAGTTGGAGTTTCCAAGATAACCGCTGTCCATTTATTTTACGATGCTACGAAGCATCCAAGCGTGTTTATTGTGAACATCTAAACGACCTGCAATAAAATCTGCAAGGCCTTGTTTGTCTCCAAGCGTGTTTATTGTGAACATCTAAACGACCTGCAATAAAATCTGCAAGGCCTTGTTTGTCCATTGTATCTGCAAGTTTAAATGCAACATTAAGCGTGGCAATTACTCGTTCATTATCAACCATTAAACGCCTAGCCATTTCTATATCAGTTGGCACCGTTGTATCATCTTCAATTTCTGTTAGTTCCATATATCTTGTAAATGAGCCAGGTGCATAGGCATCCAACGCACGAATTTCTTCAGCAATTGGATCAACCGCACCATGCAGTTCTTCATAGAGATTGCCAAAAAATTTGTGGTATTGTGGAAAGTTTTGACCTTCTACATTCCAATGATAGTTGTGAGCCTTTAAATACAAAGCAAATGTATCTGCAAGGACTTTCTTCATTATTTCTTGTAATGTTTCCATAATTTTATTTATTTTCTTTCAATTGTTTAAGTAATTCTGCCGTAGAGCCAACAAATACTGCCTTATCTATCGTAAGGTTTTGTGTGTTATTATTTACTTTTGGTTGTAGATCTTGCTTTCGTTTTTGTATCTCTAATAAGTCTTTGTTTATATCTGCAAGGTTTTTTAGCATACCTGCCACAACTTCAAACGCTCTTGGATGATCTGATTGTTTAGCAACAGAAATAATGTGATCAGCTGCATCATTACCTTTTTCAATTAAATCACGCAAGTTTTGACGAGCAAATTCAGCATCATCTTCAACCGTATCTTTTAATTCTATAATTTCAGTTTGAATAGGTATTGGTTCTATTTCTAAAGCTTCAGATAATTTTTCATTTAATTTTTTCATAATGTATTAGGCCATTCTGTAATTGTATCCATAAATCCAAAATCATCATCAGGTGCTGTATTTGCTGGCACTGCGGTTGTTACAATAGCCACTGCTTTAAGGGGTGAAATATCAACAGAAGAAACTGTATATTGAGCACCTGAATAATCACCAGTAATTACATCGTTTACTTTAAGCAGTTGGTCTAATTCACCAACAATCATAATACCAGAACTAGAGTTACTAAAATAAATTACTTTACCTGTTATTTCATCTGTGCCATCTCGGTCAACACGGAAAGTTTCTGCTGTAGTAAAATAGTTATTACCATTTGCAAAATCTACAAAAATCTTTTGTGCATCACGATTTTGTGTATCAATAAAAATATTTGTATTTGCTTGACCAAAACGATTGGCTGTATCACTAAAAGCACCAATTACACTTGTATTTGCACTTAAAGCTGGCCACAAATAATTTTTAACCGTAAATTCTAAATCCCAAATAATTAATCGAGTTGTCCCTTCATTCAAAGCACCCTCATATTCCGTTGTCATATTTACAGAGTTTAAAATTACTGGCATATCATATTTTTGATCCATGTTAGGGATCATGTCAACGGTTACGGTAAAATCTGGTTTAAAAAATGGTAGTATTTGCTCTGCAATTTGTGTGCCATCTTCTATATTACGAACAAAAATAGACATTGAAAAATTAAAATCATACGGCACAGGAACATATTGTGAGTCTAAACGATCATAAACATTTTTTGCAAAGTTTTTTATAAGTGATTGTTGTTTACGACTTGGATCATAAGACATGCCTGTAAGTTCAAAAGTTATTCTTGGCACCGTCACATTAATTGATTTTAATAAATCAGGACTAGATGTAATTGCTGTCAAATATCTTTCTTTTGAAGCATATGACAAAGGCACCGTAAATATTTCATATTTTGTATTGTTGTCTTTGCTATATCGTTGAAGTTGAATATCTTTAAATAGTGTGCCAAAAGCAACCACTATTTTACGAATAGATCGATTATAGTATTGTGAAGTGCCTAGCATAATTAAGGTTCACCAAATGGATTTGTTTCTGTAAAATCAATAATATTATTAGCTTCTGTTTTAATTCTATTATTGTCTTGTATATCATCAAAAGCACTATCCATTAAAGTAAATTCAGATTTGCTGCTAATTGTTCGTTCAGCCAAACTTGTATTTCCTTTAAGCACAGAACCAACGGTAAACGAGCCATTTGCACGATAAATTTGAATTGAAGAATTTGGTGTAAAATCGTAAACAAGTGCCTGTGCAGTAGCAGTAGCTACATTAGAACCAATGTAAACAATTTCATCATTTGCAAATGTACCAGAACCTCCAGCACTTAATGTAATATTTGTTTTTGAATAGTAATTACGAATTTCATCATCAATTTCAGAAATGCCAACTTGAACAATCTCATTTGAAAATACATATTGTTTAAGTTTTAAAGCATAAACATAAACATTACCGCCACGACCACGACCTAAAGTATAAAACATGGCCTGATCATTTTCATGTTCAACAAAAGTAATTTCAAAAAATCCTTTTACAAGAGGAACATAAATTAAATCTCCCTCTAGTGGTCTTATAAGTGGTATTGTAGCTACAAATCTACGGCGAGAAACAAGAAGGCGTATTTCATCACGAATTTCTAAACCAAATTTAGAAATAAAATCTTGTTCACCTTCCATACCTGTAACATTTTCCAAATACATTTCAATTGGATATGCTGTTACATATTGTTTGACAGTATCTTCACCAAATAAATAATCTATTTGATCACGAGTAGAACGAGGAAGATAATAGCAATCCATGCCATATATTTTCATGGCCTCAATCACCAAATCCTCAACTAGCAGTTGTTCGCTAGTTACCTGACTTGATGGAAAAGGATTAAAATAAACATTGGTTGGCATTCATTTTAACCCGTAGTAATCTCACTTGGCAAGCTATTGTATTGGAATAAATCTTCTTCTACTTCTTTAATTTCTTCTCTTGCTTCAGTTGCAATACGAACACCATCTAATGTTACACCACCCGGCATTTGTATGCCAGCAAATTTAGATAAGTTATTACCCCATTGAAGTTTAATTAAAGCAGTAGCGTATTTTTTAAGAAAGCGATCATTCCAAACATCTGTAACACCAGTTACAGTAACTGAACCACCAGATACAACAGATGATACTGGTGTTTGTAACTCTAATGATGTTGGTGAATCAATTCTTTTAACTTGTATGCTTTCATTATTGATATTAATAAAATCATTTTCTAATAATTCTTGATCAAAAATTGTGCCTGTTCCTGTTACAGTATTTGAACCTGGTGCTGCAGCTACAGTGCCAGTTAAAGTAATTGTATCTGGTTTTAAAGCTCGATAACATTTAATAATTACATAATCACCAACTAAAAGATCATTAGACCAATCAACATCCAAATATATTTTATTTAATTTACGATTGAAACGAAATTGTGGTGTGCCTGAAAATAATAAATTTAAAGAACGAATATGTTGCATGGTAATTTCATATGACACATATGACACTGATGTAAAATCATAGAGATCATGTAA